ATCTTTCTGAACGATTACCTTCTCCCAATAAATTGAGTCCCTTAAAACGTACGGAATTGAATCTATTGTCGAAACTTGTATTGTGTCGCTAGTTTCGTCACATCTGTAGCCTTTTTTCATGGCTTTTACAATGTGATAATGAGCAGAACACGAACTTAATAAAATTAAGGTCGAAATGTAAATCGGTAATCGTTTAATCTGTTTAACCATCCTGTCAAGAATTTAGCGTTTTTACCTACTCCAATTGCATAAAAGAATCTTTCTCGTTCTTTTGTTAGTGCGTCAAACAATTTTCTAGGTTCAATTGAGTTAGCCAGTAGTATTGTTTTAGGCCCTATTAATCCGTCCACATCGCATTGAAGTCCGCAATGATTAATTGATACCTGCAGAGATTTTACTGCTTGTCTAGCACCACTTCCCCACGCCATACCTGTAACAAATATTGCAATGTTTTGTGAATTATAAGCATCACCTCTAACACCATCCCAATAACCTTTTTTAAATATCGTAAACCAGTCAGCAGCATTCATTAAATAAAATCTTGCATCGTTATCAGTTCCAAAAAACGAAACCCATGCTTTGTATGTGATTCCTGCGTTTGTGTGATATCCCGTTTTTCCCTTGTATGGAGTTGGACATGGAAAGCTAGATGCTGAATCGTTTTTATCACGACTTAATCCGCCTTCCCATTTCTTAGTAAACTTAACGTACTTTTCTATTAATGTCATTGTGTTTGATTTTGAAACAATTAATTGTTCTGTTTTAAAACAATTTACTTTAAATCTTCTAAGGTTTCTTTACTTCTTTTCGCAAATGACTTGAACTTGTCCCATACGTTGATTCCTGTAACACTAAAGTAACTTTCGTTAATACTTTTAATTTCCGTGTAAACGCAGAAGAAAGTAAACGCTTTTGTTAACAGTAATTCAATCGCGATGAAATGTGCAAGAATATCAGCTACAACGTATTTTTCTAACAGGAACACAAATACTATTGCTCCTGAGTACAAAAGTGTCTTAGAAATCGTGTGAGATAGTCTACGAGAACGAATTGACTTCCATCCTCCTTTTTTAACTGAACGCCAAATGCCAAAACACGTATCTAGGATGATTGCTAGAACTGCGATGATTACAAGTGGTTTAACAGGAGTTAAGATTGTAAACAACGAAAAAACAAGAATTGATAATTTAGACTTCATTTGACTTGTTCTTTAATGTTTAGTTTAGCCAAAAAAACACGAAGTTTCTCTACGTTAGTTTCTTTTGGTTTGTAAAGTTTAATCCGTTTTTTCATATATACCAACCTGTGTAATTATTCATTGAATCAGGGAAGATGTCATTATTCTTATTTGAACGATACTCAGGGAACAACTGCTGATTAAAAGACATATAGTCAATGAATCTTTGCGTGTAGTTCTGAGCAATGTTACGTTCTTTTTCTAACAAGTAGTCAACTTCGTTTTTATCTACGTTTTCAGAGTTCTCAGATGAATGTTTGTAAACTCCTTTGTTTGCAATTGTGTAAGCTGCGAAAGGAAGATATTCCACCATTCCCCAGTGGATCAACATTGGCTTCACAAAATTTACAACCAACGTCTGATAGTTACCTGAAAGAGTTCCTGCGATGATGTCCGCTTGTAGCTTTTGGAATAGCTTTGTACCTAAGTAATTCTGAATGTGAATATCCTGTGCGATTTTAACGAACTGAATAAACTTATCCGTATCTACGTTTCCGTTTAATGCAGTGAATTTTACGATGTCATCTCGTGTTATGAATAAAGCCTCTGCCATTAGTTGAATCTTTTGTTAGTTGGTAAAAAGCCTTGATTCGGCATATCTACAGGACGCATAGCAACTTGTTGTGGATTTCTAACTCGGTAACCTGCTTTCTCTGCTTTGTTTGTACTGATTGTTTTTGCATTCGGACTTAATGGGTCTATTCCGCGTCCTTGTTCAAATGCTACAAATGTTTGACGCATCCATTTATGATGACATGAACCTCCACCTTTATAAAGGAAGATGTCATAAGTGTCAGCACCTCTAGCACCCCAACCTGCATTAACTACCTGAGAACCCATTCTAACGATGTCTTCTTTGCGATATACTTTATCAGCAGCAACCATCTTTTTGCAGAACTCACGTGAATTTTCTTTAACTCCTCCGTTGTATCGGTAACGAGTCATAAATTTAAATCCATCAACTGTTGCGTCTTGTTCTGATTTAGCTCTAGGATTAGCAGTACCTGTAGAAACAAAATTGTAAACTTTAGATAGTAATGATTGTTTTTTGTTGTTTGCGTTTTCAATCTCTAAGTCAATTGCATCTTCTTGGTCATAATCAACTTCAAATTCGTCAATCAAAATCCAATTTTCATCAACTACTTCTCCACATTCAATCAATGCATCAGCAATTTGATTGTCTAATGCGTCTTGTTTTGATAGTTCAGTACCTGTTTCTTCTGCAACTTGTTCTTCAGTTTGCGTGTTTTCGAGGTCTGTGAACTCTAAAGGTTGTAATGTTTTAAAGAATAGTTTAAGAGCAATTCCGTTAAACGCTAGAATCGTGTCAAATGCGTCTAATAACTCTTCTTGCATTGGACGAATAACCATATTGTCAAACAAGATAGCAGAGTTTTTAAGCTCGTCTGCGTTACTTGAGAATCCATTTGAACTAGCAACTCCAAATAACAAAGGAGAAGTTACGTTGTGACCTAGCATGATCTTGCGTAAACACTCTTCAGATAAGTACGTGTAATGCTCAGGAGCGTCATTTAAAGGAATATCCTCAACTGTAGTTTTTGATTCTGCATTGTCGTTAAATGCTACGATTACTTTTTGACCTCTAGAACCTGTCAGCTTATTCATGACCTTAGAAGTGATCATGCTTTGCTGTTCTTCAGTAGGTACACCGTTGTTAAAGTTAACTACTTTAGTTCCTGAGAATCCGTTTTGTACTTCGTTGATTAAATAATCTGCTATTTCTTCTTCTAATAATGCATATGGAAGTGAACCTTGATAGTCAGGATAACTATAGTATTTCATTCCGACTGCGTAAGGCTTAGAAAACAAAATTTCTACCTTGTCTTTAGATGTTCCGAAAGCTGAATAACGTACAGGAGCAAACTTCTTAATGTCTGTCCAATCATCAGAATAGTAATAACCTTCTATTTCTCCGTCTTTATTACATTTCTCTGCACGTAATAAGTTAATCGGCATATGATAAGCCTTGAGAATCTTGTCGTGTCTGTCGTTGTAGTGTACCTGAATAGCAAATTGACCTAGCATCTTTCTATCAAGAACCATCTTACGAACGCAATCCTTGTTAAACAAAGCCATCATTTGAGCATACTCATTAGGCTTTTTAGACGCATCTAACGCACTTAATCCTTTTCCGTATACTAAGCGACTAATATTGTTTATAATAGCGTTATTCGTTGTAGAATTCGTGTATCTGTCAATTAAAAACGAGTAGTAATTATTGTCCTCGCCAAATTCAACCCAATTATCTTTTTTAGATTCTTGAATTGTAGGCGTTGTGTAAGCACTTAGGCTTAGTATGTGTACGTTATCACTCATAAACTATGAAAGTGTTTGTTGTGGCATTAGAAGTATATTGTCCGTTGTTTACGGAGAAATCCGAAATAGATTGATTAGTACAGAAAATCTTGTCTTTATGACAGATAGTTGATCCGTTACTTAATAGTAGTGTGTATGTATGATTATTTTTTAATGCAAATGTTGCAGTAATCGTATTTACATAGCCACCTTGAGTCGAACTTGTGATTGCAACTGTTGTAGTTACATTTGTTTGTTCATCAGTAATTGCCATCGTCGTGTAATTCTCAAAGCGAGGAATAAACGAAAAAGTCTGAGCTGATGTAGAAGGTGTTAATACTATCATACATTATAAACTTAAGATACTACGATTTGTTTTAAATAAAAAAGGGATGACTAATGCCACCCCTTCTAAATGCTATGAAAAAAGAACTATGAGTTAACGATAGTTGCAGTTCCAAATACGTCACCAGAACCACCTGCTAAGTCTGCTTCAGTTGAACAGTCTAACAAGTTTGCTAATAATTTCTCAGTTCCTACAAATGTTAACGTGTAACCATTCAAGTCACCCATTGCAGTACCATTAGCTACGTTTGCAGTAGTTAATTCCATTCCATGCTCTAAACCTGCAAGGAAAAACTGATTGTTTCTGTTTTTAATTACAATGTTAGGACGTCCGTAAGAAAGTAACTTAACATTTTTGTGTGTAGCAGCGTCTTGTTTTTTCAAGATAACTGATAACGTTTGCTCTACGAATGAAGTTCCGTTTTCACGAGATGAAGTAATTACTTGATCAAATGAGTTAGTTCCTTTCAATTCGTATTTATACAATGAAGTCACGTTAGCAACTGAATCAATTGTATCTGTACCTGTTACATAAGTAACGTCTGTTGGATAAGAATAGTCTCCGTAGTTGATAAAGTAGATAGCGTCAATTCCACCTACTGCGTCTTTACATACTTCTAATCTTCCGTTTGCGATATCACAAGCCATTTTTATATATTTTTTAAGTTAAACAAAAAAGGGAAGGCATTTGACCTCCCCTTTCTATTAGTGTCTGTTAAGATTAGTTAGCAGAGTTTGTGATTCCGTAAGTAACTACGTCTGATGCAAAACCGTATTTAGCGTCTGCAGTAAATCGCATAACTACACGAACGTTTTGTGATCCGTCATTTTCTCCCATGTCGATAACACGAACTTCGTTCATATCATTCAACAATCCTGTAGCGAAGTACAAGTTAGATTTTTGAGCAAGTAACGCAGTGTTAGCAGCTAATCCGTTTGCCATGAATACACGAACACCATCAAAGTAAACATCACCCAAAGTTTGGTTTGTTCCTTTATTGTCGTAACCATTAGCACCTAAACCTGAAGCACCGAATCCACCCAAAGCACGTACATAAGCACGGTAGATATTGTTAGAAACGTAGATACTTAAATCTTCTTTCCCGTATACTGCAGCAGGACAAGCATCAACGATTTTACCTAATTCAGTAATAACGTTAGCCGCAGTAACTGTAGTACCTGCAACTTCTTGAGCAGATGGTAAAGTAGCGTCTGTAGTCAATTGTGTCATTAAACCTGCGAACTGACCTGCAGTTGCGTTAACTCCTGTCCAGATAGATGTTTCCATTGCAGCAGCAACTTTCTCAGCAGCGTGTGCCAATAAAAAGTCTGTGAAGTTTTTCGGCATCACTTCGAATGCAGAATAACCCATAGAAATTGCTTCCCAATCAGAAACGAAATCTTTTTTACACAATTGTAAGTTAACTTGGAACTCCTCAGGTTGAAGGATTTTCTCAGTTAATGTGATTGTTGATGTAGCATCGAAGTCACAAGTAGCGTCTTTAACGATTCCGTCTGTAGCTACACGTTTGATAACTTGTTTGTATTTCACATTGGGAACGATAGTGATTCCACCTTTGTCCAATGTTGGTGCAGATAACAAAGCAGCAGCGATGTATTTACCTGCGAACTCACCTGCGTAAGTTGTAGTAATTGATGTTGTAGTTGCCATTTTTTAAAAATGTTTGTTAGTTAATATTATTTGTTAAATTTTTCTAAGATTGAATCCAATGTATTACGCTCTCTGTTTTTAGCAAACTTGAAAGTTTCAACTGGATTCGTGTTTTCAGGATTAAAACTAATTGGTTTAGGTTCTTCTGAAAGTTCGGTTGCTTCAACTGCAACTTCTTCAACTTTAGAAAGGCTTTCCAATTTAGCTTTCAATTCAGTATTTTCGTTTTTAAGTGCTTCAATTTCTGAGAAGAATGTTTCTTTTACGATTGATTCAACTGTTTTCTTTGCAGTAGGTGTTACAGGTGCAGCTTCCGCTTCAACTTCTACTTCAACTTCCGCTTCAGGAGCAACTTCTTCAACAACTGCTTCTTTAACTTCTTTGATGATACCCTCAACTTCTACTACTAGGATCATTCCGTTTTCTAATTCGTATTCTCCTACAGGTAATGGAATCTTTTGTTCATCAGGTGTTACAACGAATACTTCGTTATCCATTTCAAATGCGTCTGCTTCAAGAACTGTAGTTCCGTCTGCTAACTTCATCATCTCTAAACTCACTTCCATTCCTAAAAGTGCTTTGATTTTGTTAATTGTGCTATTTTTCATTTTTCGTTTTTATTTAAATTGACAGGATTTGTTTGATATCTGATTCATTTTTCTTTAAAGTGTTAATTGTATCTTCAAGATTAGCTGTAATTTTTACTATATCTTGAGTGCCTTTAACGTCATTTGGATTCAAGCCTAAATCTTTTGCTTGTTTTGCTACTTTGTCAATTAAAGCAACTGCTTCTTTAATATCGTTTTCTGCATCATCCGCATCCAAAGATGCAGTAGCATAAGCATCTTTTAAATCACCTTGTACTTTAGCAAATGCACTTAAAGAGTTTACTGATTTTTGAGTTGATTTCATTAATGCAGCATCAATAGCTTTCATTCTATTTAATAATTTAGCTAAATCTTCTACTAACCCTAAATCAATTTTATGACTTGCTAACTCTGTAGCGTTACTTTCGATATCTGCTACTTTCTTAAATACTTCGTTTAATCCCATTGTTCTTTTTTTTATAAAACTTGTTAATATTTCTTTTGTTGTATTTTTATCCGTTTTGACGAACTATCGTAGTAACTCCTGAACTAATTGTTACCGTAACATTTTCAGTTCCTGTAGTCATTCCTATGCCTTGTGCTTGTAGACTTCCGTCACAACATTTAACAGAGTATTTTCCGTTTTCGCATAGACATCCTCTGCGTCCTCCTTTTGGACTAGAGTAACTTGGTGTTTTAAATTTATCTTTCATTTGTTAGTGTTTTTTATACTAATTTTCATTAAACTAAAGGCTATAATCCATAATGGAATTGCTATCTCAATCATATGTCTTTTTGATATAAATTATATATTTTATGTTTTGTTGTATTTTTATTTTATATTTGCATATAATTTTTTAAGTTTATATGTATGAAAATAGAAGTAAGTGAAAACGGTAATTTAATTTTAAAGGAAATATATTCTCCAATTGGAATAAAAACAAATGATGGAGAAACTTTAATTTTGATGATGAGAGATAGTGGATTTGAAGTGTGTTATGAAAATAAATGGTTTAGAATGCAAAAAGGTGAAATAAAATCTTATAAACAAGTGAGAGAAGAATCTAATAAAAAGTGGTATGATAATAATGAAGACGCAGAACAATGTTTATATGATTTTTAATATAAAAAAAAGGTCAAACATTATGCTTGGCCTTTTTTTATTTATTGTAATTATTTCAATGATTTTGATATATCTGTAACATATTTTACGCCTTTATATAAAGCGTCTAATTCTTTTTTACCATCTACATAAGTTTTAGATTGATTTTTATCAAACCCTAACTCTTTTGCTTTTTTTTCTAAATCAATTAAAGCCCCATCTAAATCTCCTATTAATTTTATAGCATTATTTTCCTTTGTTTTTAATACTTGCTTTAAAGCATTAACCCTCCCTAAAGTATCACCAAGCAAATCATTTGCCATCGAAACAGCTTGCCCGTATAATTTATTTAAATCTTGTGCTGTAGCCAAATCAATATTATGATTTGATAATTTAGCTTCTACCTTTGCAGTAATGTCTGCAATAATTAATTCTTTAGTTGTTTTCATTTTCAATTATTATTTGTTTAATTTTTTCGATTAACATATCCTCCTCAGTAATCTGCGACATTTCTAACTTGTCTGCGAAGTAACCTTCGATTGAGAATCCTTTTACCTTACCTTCCTTTACGTCTTTCCAAACTTCATCGTTATTTACCTTCATGGAAATCATCCACGTTCCTTTTGGTAAACTAAATCCATATTTTACTGATTTGTCGTGCTTGTCATCTTCAATGATCCAAGATTCTACGACTGACATTCCTTTTAACTTCTTGTCGTGTTCGTAGGTAGCGTTATTTTGATTTGAGTTCATTAAGAATAACTCTGATGCTTTGCGTACTGTGTCAGCACTGAAATAAATGTAGTATTCCTCTTTCGTCTTTTCGTTGACTCTGTAGATTTGCTTATCAGGAACTAATGCAGCACCCATAAGAATCTTTTTCTCAGTGTCTATTTCTTTTAATTCTACTTCGTGTTTTGATAAGTGAATGAAGTTCTCCTCGATTGCTGGAGAATGAACTACAGAAACTGCGTCAATTCCGCTTAATGAATCCTTTTCGTCTATTACTAATTCTACAATTTTCATATTTTCTAAACTTAATTAATGTACTAATGTTGCATTTTCTATTCTGTTGCGATCTAATGCTTGTGCAGTTGTCATGTCACCTGAAACTACATAAGCCTTCATAGGTTTTTGCTGAAGTTGCCCAAGTTGATTAAGACCTGAGTTTCCTACTACGTTAAAGTTTGGTGACATAACTCCACCTGCTCCACCACCGCCACCTGAAGGAGAACTTGGTGGGCTTCCACCGCCTAAAGTTTTTAATGCTTTAGCAGTTGCTGCTATATTAGCTGCTATCCCTATTCCTGTGGATATGTTGTTCATTGCAATTACAGGTGCTGCCGAAACTCCACTTGATGCTATTGCTTGTGGTGTTGCCAGTGCTGCAACGTTTGCTAATTTGTTTGCAATAATCATTTTAGCAATACCAATTGCCGACTCTGCAATTACTGCTGCCTTCTGTACTCCTTTTTGTTTTTCAAATAAACCCTTGATTAACTGAACACCTTGCAATGCCGTATCTAAGCCTTGCATTTGAATAGCAGCCTTTTGTTCTGCTACTGCCTTTGCTTCTTCAAGTTCTTTTTTAGCAGCTTCTTTATCAGCTTTTGCTTTTTTATCTCTAGCTTCTTGTTCTATATCTTGATACTTTAAGTTGATATCATTCAACTCATTCATCTTAGCAAGTTCTATTTCTGCTAATGCATCTTTATTTCCTTCTGCTAATGTTTCTAAAGTAAAGTATTTATCTTGTATCGCAAGTTCTTCTTTTTCTTTATCGCTTAAAGTATTTAAATAATTTTGTTCTGAAATATCTTGCTCAAGTTGGATGAGTTCGTTTTTTCTTTGTATCTCAAGTAATTTTGCGTCAGCATCTGCTTTAGCAATTACTTCATTATTTTCTTTTTTTTGTCGCTTTAGATTTTCATCTGCTGTTTTTTGATCATCCGCTATTTTATCATTTGCTTCTTTAGCTGCATCAATTTTACTTTGCTTTAAATCTGTTTGTTCTTGTTTGACTTCAACTTGATTTGCTCTTGCAACTGCTTGTTTATTCTTGTAAGCGTCTGCTAAGTCTTTGTATTCTTCTTGTAGGTTTTTGCGTGATTCAACTACTAACTCTCTTTGCTTAGCAATTAACTCATCACTAACGCCTGCGTTTTTATAACTCGCTAATGTATTTTTCTCCTTTTCGTATGTATTTCTAGCAGTTGCTAAAGATGCTTTCTCTAATGCGATTTCCTCATCTGCGTGTTTTAATGCTAACTTTCGTAATGCTTCAGCACTTGCACCTGATGCTTTAGCCATATTAAGCTCGTGACCGTTTTTTGTTTTTAGTGATTCACTTGCTCTGTCATTTGCAATTATTTGTTTATTTAATTCTGCAGTATTCCGTTTGGTTGCTGCTGCTGCTTTATCATTTACTGCAGCAGATTCCTGAAACATTGTAATTAACTTATAACCGATTGCAATTAAAGCTGCAATTCCTGCCACAATAGCCATAACAGGATTGGCAGCCATAATAGCATTGTATGCTGCAGTAACAATATTTACTCCTTTTTGTACAATAGAATTAGCTTTTAAAACTGCTCCTAATTGTTTGAAACTATCAATGCTTTCCCCTACTGCTTGTGCACCTGATGCCAAAGCCATTGCAGATTGTACTTTTAATAAAGTTTGCTCAACTGCTTCACTTTCAACTCCAAACGTACCCATAGCTCCCGTAACAACGGAGAACCCGCCTGCAACACCTTGTAAAGAACCTGATAACGCTTTAAATTTAGCATCTGGATTAAACGCATCAGTTAAGGATTTAGCATCTCCAATTTTATCTTTTAGTATTGCTGCTTTCTTTGCTGCTTCAACCGCTTGTGCTGATGTTGCTCCAAACTTATCAGCTAAGGTTTGTACTTCTTGCTGTGCTTGTTTTAATTGGCTTTTAAGACTTCCTAAGTTTGTCTGTAAGTCTAATTCTATTACTTTCTTTTCAGCCATCAGTTGATTTTTTTACGTGCGTTTTTTCTTATCTCTTGTCTTGTCATTTTACGAAAGGATTTAGTATAAGCATACTTTCCTTTTGCGATGTCTATGTTCTCTGATATTCCGTAGAAGTTGTCTATGGCTAACATGGCTATTATGTTCTTAATCATTGTTGTAAGATATTTATGGTTCGTGTTTCTATAATTCCTGAATTTAATGTATATTCGATATTCACTGGGTATACAGTTCCTGCAGTTCCACTAGGTAAAGTTACAGTCACTAACTGAGCAGCTTCGATGTAATCAGGTGCAATAGTCACGTCCGAATTAGTTGAACTCATAAACGCTGAGAATGTATCGTTAACAAAGTCAATTGATAACTGAATTTCTCCTCCGTCTACTCCTACGTTTGGAGTTTGAGTTGCGTTTACCATTGGTCTAAAGTCTAAAATCAACTGAAAGTTTACCTCTCCTGTAGTTAGATTAGATTGCATTGAATTAATAATGTAGCGTTTATCTCTGATTACTAACCTATCGTTTAAACGTAGTCCTGTCAGAAGTCCAATAGGTAGAATAGTTTTTACGCTGATCAACCTTTGCTTTAAGTTATAAAGATTGTACAGGTAACTGAAGTAGTACGTTCCAAATAGCGTTTGTTGGATTGGTTCATTCAACATCGTGCTGATGTCAGGTGCGAAGTTTAACGTGTAGTTAGTTAGGTTAGTGTATAAGTCCTGTCCGAATGGCGTGTAGTTTGTAATATTACTTGTAGTGCTTCCGTTGTTAAAATGAAAATCTACGTCTTTATTGTCGTACTGATAAAGTAAAATAGGTTTAGGAACATACGGAGCAAACTCATTGTTTAGTGAGTAACCTACTTGTAAGTTTGTACCTGTGAATTTTGTCTGTAACAAGTTCTCGAAAGGAACGTCTAAAGTAAATTCATCTCCATCGTAGTTATATTGGTATGTCGTGTTTCCATACTCACGCATAAATAACTGACTGAACTGCTTGTTTAAGAATGATTCCGAATCTTGATATTTCATCGTTATCTTCTTGTATAGTTTCATTCTGTCTACGTCAATTGTACCTACGTCTGTGTATTGTGAAATGTCTACAATAGCTCCTGCTGAATACCAATCGTCCAAAGGTTCTACCTGGAAATTATTTTCCGTGATTCCGTAGCAAGTCATGTTGAAAATCTTAAGCACTCCACTAAAGAAGTCGCTTACTTTCATTACAGGTGACATTGAAGCTAAATCCGTGTTTAAGACAATTACTTGTGATGCGTTTGTACACGTTGCAGATTCTGAAACAATTGTAACTCCTGAAAGATACTGAACTGAATATTTAATTGTTGTTCCTAGTGTCATCGCAGTAGCACCACGCAATTTGAACTGATATGTAATATCAATCCCAGCGGTTTGATTAAAGAAATCTGCGGTATAAGTTCCTGTTCCACTTCCTATTAGCGTGGTAAATAAGTTCCCATTTTGGTAAACATCAATATAGTAATCGTTACCTGTTGACGCTGATGTTACATTAAACTCAATCAAATGGCTTAAAACTGCAGGTAATTCAATTACGTTTAACGTGTCTAAGGTTGTATCAAATCTACTTGTTAAATCATATAGTCCTGTTGGAGTAGTAACTGACTGCATATCTACTAAATATGATTCAGACAATACTTGCATTTCGTTCTTGTTTTTATACCACAAGAATAACTTTGAAAACCTGTCGTCACTTAGAAAGTTTCCATTTAAGGAAATGTCATATTTATCGCAGATTGCTCTGAATATTTCTTTAACTCTAACCGCAGGAAATAATTCTGTATAATGGATATGTCCATTCGTGTTTTTAATGTCGTTAGAACTGCTTGTAGGTATCGTTAACCAACTTGGAGTAATCGTTGTAGGTGTAGTTCCGTTATAAGTCCAAATTCTCTTAGAACTAATCAAAGGATATTTGACATTATAAGAATTTGTTCCGTCAATTATTCTTGCTTTTACTTCTGATCCTGTGTAAGTATGATTTAAAGGTGTGTAATCCAAGTCAGATAATAAGTCCTCACCAAAGTAATCTAAAAGTGTTCTACCTTCTCCGTAAAAACTTAATGAGTAGCTTTCTACTGCTCCGTTTTTTAGTTGTGCCTTATCAATCTGTATTTTACCCCTACGGAAGAACGTTAAGTCAATTTCAATGAAAGCATTTCTGCGGATATTATGGTCAATAGTCGAATCTACATCACTCTGATAAAAATGTTGTAAGATAGCGTTGTTGTATGGCGAAGCAGGAATTGTGAAACTCTGGGAAAAGTCCGTGTAAGTTTTTGAAATGTCTGCTACGTTTTGCTGAGTGGATGTTACTTGAATCTGCTCATCGTTGAATAGTTCGAGTCGTTGTCCTTCTATGTATACTTGTACCTTTCTATTCATTACACTACAGAGTTAATTGTATCGTAAGCATATTCAAAGTCTAACTGATAATTTATCATATGAGTGTTTATGCTTTTGAAAAGCTCCGTAGATTTCGTGTTTATCTTCACTGGCGATTTGTCTAGTAAGATTCTTTCGCTTAACATTAATTGTTTAATCGTTTCTGAGTAGCTTTCATTTACCCAATCCGTGTTTACCTTAATCTGTTCCTTTGCGTTCGTGTTAAAGACTTTTCTTTGACCTTCTTGCACGTTGTAACTTGGATATGTTTGTGGCATTAAGTTATATTCCGTGTTTTCAACGCTGATTGAATTGTTACTTGCTTTAAAAAACCACTCTGTTTGCCATGCTCCAAACTTGTTAACGAAGTCACATCTTACAGGCGTGTATTTACATTCGTCTTTAGGTCTAAATGTCGCACTCCATACTGTGCTTCCTCCTGTTATAATCTCAACTAAATTACCATCATTTAAATATGTAGACCATACTTTTGCCCAATCATTGACGTTAGACGTAGCTAAAGAACCTGTTTGAGTTGCACCTGTAACTAGATTAGTGTATTTGATTGAATATCCACTAGCTCCTTCAATTGTAATATGACCTGTGTTCCCTGTTCCGTCGTTGTAGTAGTAAGAGTCTATAGGTGAAAGATGTGCTATAAACAGATTAGGATTTGCTCCGTCCGTGTAATTCCCGTACCCTTCATAACACCTTCTTGTAATCGTAGTTCCAAACTGAACGAATCCACCTGTAGTTTTCTTGAAAGTTTTGATTCCAATCCAACACCATTGAGCAGCAGGAGTAACAGGATTCCCACTTGTGACGTTCTGCAATGCGTTGTGACTAATATACTCACGAATGTAAGGAGATAAGTCGTAGTAGGTAGCAGGTGAACTAGACGAAGGAATGTTTTTACTGAACGTGTACGCAGGTGAACTCGGCATTGGAGTAGTATTACCATTCCAAAGGAAGATTTGAATCATAGAAGCAGTCTGTCCTGTTTCGTTGATTGTTAGAATGTAAGGTGAACGTGCGAAAATTGCCATCTATTTTTGATTTGGAAATACTGTGTTATTAAATAATTTTATTGCGTCTAATCCGAATGCTTCAACTAGGTCATCAGGTAAACGCTTGATTGCTTTTTCAAATGGCTTTGTAAAGAATAAACTCGGTTTGATTCCGTTGATATAAACTGAACGTGCAATTGCAAACGATAAAGACTTTCGGCTTTTAAACTTTCCTTTTTCTCTAGGTGCTAATCCTTTACGAACTACCCATTTATCGAATGCTTTTGCAGGAGGCATTTTGTTCGTGTATTTGAAGTCCGTATTGTACTTCTTTTTAATACCACTAACACCTTTGTCCTGATAGAAACCGTACTCCTCCATTGAGAAGTCCATCTCGAATGAATTAGGATTCGCTTTTACGTTTCCTTTGATTGAATTATACAAGCTCTTAGACGAGTTCTTTCCTTGACGTGTTAAGTTAGACTTAGCCTGACTCACTACGTAATCACGGAACTTGTTAAGCTCTAGTTGTAATTCACTCTGCTTCATCCTTTGGCTTCGCTGCTTCGTTTAAGATATTCAAAATAGGAACTCCGAACTTCATCGGTAACTCACTTAAGATAGCTTCTAATTGCTTTACTTGTTCTTCTGATAGTGTTAACATGATTCGTGTTTTTATAGAATTACTACTCCGATTGCTTCAGCGACATACTCGTTTACTACTGAATTATCTACTCCCCAAGTTAAGAATTGTTCTTCAGTTAGCGTGTAATTGTCTTGAGCTAATGTCTTTCCATCCTCAGTTAGTAATTGCCAGTACGTTGTGCAAGTCGTTGCATCGGTTGTGAAGTTCAATACTAGTACGCTTAATCGTGTTGCAGTACCTTCGTTAAGTGGGTAGGGAATCGGTTTGATTGCTACTCCGTTTGTGTTTGTTGTTTCCATGTTATTTATTTAAAATTAAATCCAAATTGTACCGTTATAATACGACATTAAGTTTAAAGTAGTGTCGAACACTTGAAGACCTGCAACTGGCGAAGCAATGGCATTCTTTTGTGCTGTTGTCATTCTTGGAGGAAGAAAGCCTTGTGTTGTGCTTTCGATTGTAAATTTAGACGAAGCGACATCGTTAGCAGTTCCTAACAATAAATTACCATTTGTCTTTAAATTTAAAACTTCAACAGTCTGATTCAAAACCCTTAAAAAGGTTGCCGGATTTGACACGAACCCACCACCTGTGTCAATTTGCATTAATACGCCCGTTAAAGCTGCACCTATTTGACTTGTAAATCGATGTTGAAGTGTAGTTGAATTGACTTGGTAGTTTATATTAGCATTTGTTCCAAAAATTCTTGTTGTTGCTCCATCTTTATCAAATCTAATTGCGTTTCCAAAATCAAATTGCTGATTGCTTGATTGCGTTACTGCACCTTGCACCCTCATGGTTCCGTTAACATCGAGCTTGTATCCTGCGTCTGTGGTGGTGTTGATTAGGACGTTGCCCGTTGTTCCTGCAAGTCGCATTCTTTCGACAAGTGCTTGATTGAAGTTGATATAACCTCCCGCAGTTGGTGCATTGACATAGGTATTTGTCGGCTCTCCTGCAATAGCAAAAGTATTAATCGTTTTTGTAGTTGTAAAGAATACCGCTCCCGCAGTTGAATTAGCAGATAACTCATCGATTAACACGGAACTATTTGCTCTTTTAACGTGTATTTTTGCAAGCGGTGTTGTAATTCCTAAGCCTATCCATCCGTTAACCTTATCCCAAAACGCACCATTTGTTTCACTTACAACTCCACCATCGTCAAAGAGAAATCTTCCGTTTGTACCCGAAGTGATTGCAGTCGTACCGATTGTGATTCCCGTAGATATAGTGAATGTTCTATCTGCTGAAAGGTCTTGTGTAGTTCCGTTTATTGTTAGGGTGCGAGATGTTGGGACTCCACCTAGTCCACTTAACGTTTGGTCGCCCGTGTTAGTTCCGCTTGTGTTTCCAATTACCGTTAGATTCGCATCGGTTACATATCGTTTATTCAATGAATCTGCAATGTCAGCTGTCGTTGCGTCTGCTCCTGCTGTTACTAGTCCTTTTGAATCGTAGGTTATCTTTGTTTTGGTCGCTCCAGTGATTGCAGTGTTACCCGTTACCTTTGCGTTCAAAGCAGTATTCAAATCAGTTTGTGAGGATAGTGTTCCCGTGATAGTTCCCCAAGCAGTTGCTTGACTTGCTGAAATTTCCACATATGCTGAACCCGTCCAACGATAAGTCTTGTTTTTGTCCTCTGCTATGTAGATTGTTTTTAAACTACCTGTAACAGGAAATCCTGCTAGGTTTGCGTAGTTCTTTACCTGTGATGGAATGTTTATGTCTATTGCCATACTAAATTTATAAGTTGATTGCTTAAAGTTGCAAATGTTGAAGTAGCTACTTGTGTTCCGTCTATTTGTAGATTCAATGTCGTGTTAGGTAGCGTAATAGTATCCCCGCTTGGAATAGTCGCTGAGTAACTTGCGTCCGTGTTTACAACGTATGAAGGCGAACAGTAAGGAGCATAGCTACCTGTGTCGCAAATAGTCATGTCGTTAGGAATCGTAACATCAAATGTCATCGTCCAACCTGCTAACAAGTTCTCGAATCTTTCTGTAAATGGTTCTAAACTTGGTTCTCCTGCTACTACGAAATCTAAGTCCCACAGATTCCCATGAAGCATCTGCTGATAACATCTATTCAACACGTGGTGCTGTGTGTTTAGAACGTCTAATTCGTTGTTATTTTCTTGAAATATATCAGTTGTTTCCGTTTTGGAAATATCTACTATATCCATTGCTAG